GCAGAAGATGGCGCGGCGTCCCGGCGGCGATGGCGAGCAAGTGAAGTCCTACGGCGAGCAGGTCGTGGAATCGGAGCGCTACAAGAGCTTCGTCGACAATGGCGCTCGCGGCAGCCTCCGCATCGACCTGAAGGCGACCGACATGGACGTCAAGGCGATCACCGCCGCACAGGCCGGCACGGCATGGTCGGCGCGCGATAACGAGGTCGTTTCGATGCCGCGCCGCCGGCTGGTCGTGCGCGACTTGCTGAACGTCGTGCGCACCACCAGCGGCTCGATCGACTATGCGCGCCAGACCACGCGCACCAATAATGCCGCCGCCGTGGCGGAAGGTGCGCAGAAGCCGACCAGCAATTACATCTGGGAACAGGTGAACGTTGCCGTCCGCACGATCGCGCACCTGGCCAAGCTGACCCGTCAGGCGATCGATGATGCCGTGCAGCTTCAGGGCGAGGTCGAGAGCGAGATGCGCTTCGGCCTGGCGCTGGCGGAGGAAACCGAACTGTTGAACGGCGACGGTACCGGCCAGCACCTGACCGGCCTGATCCCGGCGGCAACCGCCTACGCAGCGCCCATCACCATCAGCGATCCGACGCGCATCGACATGCTGCGCTTGGCGCTCCTTCAGGCCGAGCTGGCCCTTTACCCGTCGGACGGGATCGTGATGAACCCTGGCGACTGGGCCGGCATCGAACTGCAGAAGGACACCACCGGCCGTTATATCTGGTCGGACCCGCTGCAACTGGGCGGCCCGCGCATGTGGGGCAAGCCGGTGGTTCCGACCCCGGCCATCGCGCTCGACAAGTTCCTTGCCGGCGGCTTCAAGCTCCAGACGCTCTATGACCGTATGGCGCCCGAGGTCGTGATCGCTTCCGAGAACGCCGACGACTTCGAAAAGAACCTCTACACCATGCGCTGTGAGGAACGCCTCGCCCAGGCCGTCAAGCGCCCCGGCGCTCTGATCTACGGGGATTTCGGTCTCGTGACCTGATCCATCATCATCGCGGCGGGGTTCGCTCCGCCGCCTCTTTTCCGTTCGATTGAGGAGGCCGCAATGGCTGATTTGGTAGAATATGAAGTCGCCCGCGAACATCTGGGCAACAAGATCACCGATGACGGTATCGTCCAGCATCAGTTCGAAAAGGGCGACACGCGCCTGGCAGACCCGGCTATCGTGAAGCATCTCATTGGCACCGTGCTGATCGATCCCAATGCTGAGAAGGCCGAGCCTGCGCCGGAGAACAAGGCGGAAGGCAACGCGGCCAAGAACAAGGGCGCGAAGGCGTCCTGATGCGCGTCATCGTCATCACTCCTCCCGCGCCTGTCGTGACGTGGGAGGAGGCTGACCAGCATTTGCGCCTCGATGGCGATGATGAGCAGCGCGAGATGGTCGAGCGCCTGGTAAAGGCCGCGACCCAGCATATCGACGGCCCCGACGGCTGGCTTGGCCGAGCGCTTGGCCTCCAGACGCTGGAAGCTCGCATGTGCGGCTTCTGCGATCTGATCCGGCTGCCCTATCAGCCGATCGTGGACATCGTGTCAGTTCATTATCTCGACGGCGCCGGCCAGCCTGTGCTGGTCGATCCCGATAGCTATGAGCTTTTCGGCCGCGATCTCGGCTGTGCGTGGGGCAAGTCCTGGCCGACGCCGGGCGCCTATCGTGGCCATGCCGACACGGTGCGCATCCGCTACCGCGCGGGCTATGCGGTCGACCCCGACGCCGATCCGGTCGAGCCCAACGTGCCCGAGCCGATCAAGCAGGCGATCCTGCTGATGGTGGGGGACATGTATCGTTTCACCGAGACGGCCAGCGATATGAACATCGCGCCGACCTCCATTCCCATGTCGACCACCGTGGAAAACCTGCTGTCCCCGTTCCGGGTCTATGCCTGATGGCCCGGCGCAGCGCTGGCGAGTTTGACCGCCGCATCTCCATCTGGGCCGCCGGCGAGATCGATGACGGCACCGCGACGGTGCAGGGGCCTCTTGCTGAAGTCGGCAAACGCTGGGCCAAGAAGGTCGATGTTAAGGACGGCGAGCGGCTGCGCGCGGGCGAAAATGCGCAGGAGTTGACGACCCGCTTCACGGTCCGCTCCGATGCCCTGACACGCACCATCATCGGCGGGTTCGTCATCAAGCATAAGGGCGTCACCTATGCGGTGACAGGCACCAAAGAAGGCCGCGAGCGCGAGGATGTGATCGAGATCACGACCGCCGCCCGGCCGGATCGCGCGAAGGAGGCCTGACCCATGGTCAAAATCACCGGCCTGCGCGAGATCAACGAGGTGCTGCGGTCACTGCCACGCGGGACCGGCAAGGCCGCACTCACCCGCTTCGGCAAGAAACGGCTGGAGCCGATGCGCGACGCGGCCAAGGCGAAGGCGCCGAAGGATAGTGGTGAGCTCGCTGACAGCATCATCATTTCCACCCGGCAGGGCAGCCCAGGGCAGCGCAAGCGCCGGTTCCAGGACAAGGCGGCCGTCGAGGTCTATATGGGGCCGAGCAAGGATCAGCACGGCCATGCCGTACCGCAGGAATTCGGCAGCATCAACAATCCGCCCGCCGGGTACATGCGCGGCGCGTGGGATGAGCATAGTGACGCCCTGCTGACCAATCTCGCGGAGGATCTGGGCGCCGAGGTAAATGCCACCGCAGCCCGTCACCGCCGCAAGCTGGCGCGGAACGCGCGCTAAGATGGAGGAAGCCTTGCGCGCCTACATCTTGGCCATGACCGGGATGTCCACCGCCGTCGCGACCCGCGTCGATTGGGGCCTGTCGCCGCAGGGTCGCCCCTATCCGTCTGTCGTCCTGTGGAACATCAGCGCGATCCAGAAGATGAATTTGGCTGCGCCGAGCGGTTGGGTCCGATCGCACGTCCAGATCGACACCTGGGGCACGACCTTCAAGCAGGCCCGCGACATCGCCGACATCATGGCCCCTCCGGGGCGGAAGGCCGGGCTGAATGGCCTGCGCGCGACCTTCGGCGGATATCGCTTTCGCATCTTCGTCATCGACCGTGATGCCAGCACGGACGAGGACAAGGCGGTCAGCAGTGGCGTCGTCCACCGCGCCCGCCTCGATTTGGACGTCTGGCATTCGAAACTTTCAGGAGCATAGAGATGGCAGAGACTGCTGACGCCACCGATATCGGCTATGGCACCCTCTTCAAGAAAAAGACCGGTGCGTCGACCTACACCACGCTCGCCGAGGTGGTCGAATTCGAGCCGCCGGAAACCACGATCGATTCCGTCGAGTTCACCCACTTCACGTCGCCCGAGCGCTGGCGCGAGTTCAAGCCGGGCCTGAAGGATGCCGGCGAAACGACGCTGACCTATAACCTGATCCCCGGCGAGGCGGACGACGATACGGTCAATGACACGATCGAGAATGGCGGTCTGTCGGAATGGCAGATCGAATGGCCGAACGGTGCGACGCTCGATATCAAGGGCTTCTTCACCAGCCACAGCCGCGCCACGCCGCTCGACGATAAGATGACCGGCGCCGCGACCTTCAAGATCAGCGGCAAGCCGGTCCTGACGCCGGCGCCGGTGACGCCGTAATATGCTGGCCAACAAGCATAAGGGTGAGGTCGCCTTCCCTGGGGTCGATGTAATCGGCTTCGAGGGGGGCGGCATCCTCCTATTCGATTTCAACGCCCTCGCCGCCGTCGAGACGGTGCTCAAGGATATGATCGAGGACATCGGCACCCGTGTGCTGACCTCGCCCAGCGCCATGATCACCGTCATGCAGGCGGCTCTGGAAGAGCATCACGGCGCGGTCGATCCCCGCACTGCCGGCAAGGTCATCCAGGCGATCGGCCGCGAGCAGGCCAGCGAATTGCTGGCGGAAAGCTATCTGCTTTGCTTCCCGGAGGCGGCCCAAGGCGGCGACGCGGACCCTCCGGCGGCGGCGAAAGCCGCCCATGGAACATCGCCGAGTGCTGGCGCATCTGGATCGAAATCGGGCAGCCGGAAGAAGCCTTCTGGCGGCAAACGCCGCGGCTCTTCGCCCGAGCCGTAGAGGCTGCATCGTCGCGACGCCGGGCGGAGATGGACCTTGCCATCATGACCGCCTGGCGCACGGCCTACTACCAGCGCGTCAAGAAACTGCCTGACCTGCAGAAAGAGCTGCGCAACGCCGATAAGCCGAAGCGCGCGACCCGCGCCCGGTCCTGGAAGAAGCAGGCGGCGGCATGGGGCAATTTTCTCGACGGCAAGAAATCCTGGGGGTGACGCATGGCGTCTAGCGTGATCGGCCAGCTGCGCGTCATCCTCGGGATGGATACCGCCGCCTTTGAAAAGGGCCTGACCGACGCCGAGCGGCAGATGGCGCGCGCCAACCGCAATCTTGAGCGCATGGGTCAGCGCATGGAGAATGTCGGCAAGTCGATCAGCGTCGCCGTCACCCTCCCCCTGCTCGCCGTCGGCGGCGCAGCGCTGGGCATGGCGGCGAAATTCGAGAGCGCCATGAATCGCGTGGAAGCGGCCACTGGCGCCACCGGCAAGCAGCTCGACGCCCTCAAGCAGCGCGCGATCGATCTGGGCAAGGACAAGAGCTTCACCGCTTCGGCGGCCGAGACGGCCGACGTCATGGAGATGCTGGCGAAGAACGGCCTTAACGTGCAGCAGATTCTGGGCGGCGCGACCGAGGCAACGCTGCGCCTGGCGGCGGCGAACGGCGCGGAGTTCGCGCCGGCGGCCGACGCGGTGACCGATATCATCCAGCAGTTCGGCCGCCAGGTCAGCGATGCCGACAGCATCGTCAACAAGATGACCGGGGCCATGCTGGTCAGCAAGATGGGCTTTGACGACTATCGCCTAGCGATCGGCCAAGCCGGCGGCGTCGCCGGTGGCATCGGTGTCCAGTTCGAAGACATGAACGTCGCGCTGGCGGCGACATCGTCCCTGTTTGCCTCGGGATCCGACGCGGGCACCAGCTTCAAGACGTTCCTCACCTCCCTGCCCGGCAATTCCAAGCAGGCAAAGGAAGCGATCGAGGCCTATGGCCTGTCCTTCTACGACGCCCAGGGCAATATGAAGTCGCTCGGCGATATCGCCCAGAACCTGCAGGAACGGCTGGGCGGCCTGAATGACCAGGTGAAGAGCGAGGTGCTGTCCGACATTTTCGGCACCGATGCCATGCGCACCGCGATCGGCCTCATGAACCAAGGCGCCGACGGCATCGCCAAGGTCCGCGCCGAGATCGACAAGGCTTCGGCCCAGACGCAGATGGAAGCCCGCATGAAGGGCTGGGCCGGCGCGGTGACGCAGGTCAAGAAGGCCTTCGAGGCGGCGGCGATCGCCATGGGCGACAGCGGCATTCTGGGCGCGATCACGAAGGTGCTGACGCTCGTCGCTTCGACTGTCGCCGCCTTCGCATCGTTGCCGCAGCCCGTGCAACTGGTCATCGGCACCATTC